TTCAATCAATGAAGAAGTTTGAAGACTCAATAATCAATACATTAAAAACTGGTAAATCTGGTTTTAAAGATTTTGCTGATTTTGTTATTGAACAATTATTAAGAATTGCCATACAAGAATTAATAGGAAAAAGAATAACTGGTGCTGCATCCTCATTCTTTTCACAGTTTAGTTATGATGGCGGTGGTTATACTGGCATGGGTGCCAGGGCAGGTGGAGTAGATGGTAAAGGCGGTTTTCCAGCAATACTGCATCCAAATGAAACAGTCATAGATCATACAAAAGGCCAGGGCATGAGTTCTGGTGCCAACATAACATTTAATATCCAGGCCAATGATGCCGCTGGGTTCGATCAATTATTAAACAGCAGAAAACAAATGATTACCGCAATGATAAATAACGCCATGAACAATCGTGGCAAGATGGGAGTAGTGTAATGAGTGGATCCTTCCCAACAACACCAAAATTTAGGGCCATAAACTTCCAGGACAACAGGCCCACATTGGTTAACCAAACTTTATCTGGTAAAAAATCAGCCAGGCAGATTGGTGGCCAATATTTTTCTTTTACAGTTCAGATGCCACCAATGCAACAAGCAGATTCACAGAAGATCTTTGCATTTTTGCAAAAACAAAAAGGTGCATATGAAAATTTTACAGTACAACAACCATTAGATAATTTAGGATCTGATAAGGGCCAAACAGATATAGCAGTTGTGGGTGTTCATGCAGCCCAAGATGCAACTATTGCTATGGATGGTTTTACAGCCTCAACAGCTGGCGTATTAAAGGCTGGAGATCTCATTAAGTTTGCCAATCATACAAAAGTTTATATGGTGCAAGATGATGTAACCTCAGATGGATCTGGGGCTGCAACTGTTTCTATATCTCCCAATCTTGTTTCTGGCCTTGCAGACAACGAGGCTGTAACCATGAATAAACCAGCTATGACTGTTTATCTATCTACTGGTGAATTAATGTATGCAACAGATCCCTCTGGCTTATTCTCTATCTCTTTTGATGTTAGAGAGGTTATAACCTAATGCCAAGATCATTAAGCACCGCACTCCAGGCCCAAGTATCAGCACAACAAACTAATATTTGTTACCTGGTAGAATTTGCTCTTTCTTCAACAGTTAGAGCCACAGATTTTTATACAGATCTTGTTTATAACTCAAACAGTTATTCAGCTGGCGGATCCTTTTTACAAATAAATCAAACGCAGGAAACTGGCGAATTAAAAGTTGATGAGATCTCAATTACTTGTAGCAATGTAACAAATCAAATTAGATCCCTGGTATCAAATGGCAATTATGTAGACAAAAAAGTAACTGTAGATCTGGGCTTTTTAGATTCAAATGAAAGCCTGGTAGGTGCTATAAATTTCTTTACTGGCAACATTAGATCTGTGGCCATAAGTGAAACTGGCGATAGTACAGATATAAATATTATTGTTGCCAATCACTGGGCCAACTGGAACCTCACAAAAGGCCGTCATTATTCAGATGAATCACAGCAAGCATTTAGCAGTGGTGATAAGGGTTTTGAATTTTGCACCGAGACAAAGGATGATATTAGGTGGGGTAGTTAATGGCAAGAGGCGGTGGCGGTGGCGGTGGCGGCAACCCAGTTGTTGCTTTTTTTGTTGAGGTAGGTGCCTGGCTTGCGGCCAGTAAAACTGCACAGGTTATTTGGACTGCATTTCAAATACTTACAGTTGCTGTTGGTGTTAAAAACTTTAGAACGGCACAAGATTTATTAAGTAAAGGCCAGGACATATTGGCCACTAAAGTTGCGGCTGGTGGCAAGGTACCAGTTATTTATGGAACCAGAAGGGTAGGTTCACAGTTAATTTTTTTAGATACAGCTGACAATAGATCTAAAGATTTATTTTGTGTTTATGCTTTATCTGTTGGCGAAGTGGATCACATAGATTTAACAACCATAGAAATTAATGGGGTGCCAATACAGGACACCAAGGTTTATAGAGATGGTTTTTATTTAGGATCTGATAAAGTTAATTCTGGTGCTGGATCTTTAAATACAGCAAGTCAAATAGGGGGCATCAACAGCACATCATCTGGCGGTCTAAGTGGTACAGATCCAACAAAAAGATATAGATTTGTTTGTAATGCACATCATGGAGCCGCAAGCCAAACTGTAGATCCAATGCTTAATGCCTCTATTGCAAGCAAATGGACAACCGCACATAAATTAAACGGAATTGCTTATATAGCTTTTAGTGCTGAGTTTGATAGCAAGGCCATGTTCAAGGGCCTTCCTCAAATTTCGGTAGTTGTAAGAGGTAAGAAAGTTTTTGATCCCAGGGATGGCAATCAGACATTTGGCACTACAAGCACCTATACATATTCAAGCAATCCAGCATTGTGCTTCCTCGACTACATCTCCAACTCTCAATATGGAAAGGGCCTTGGATCTAACGAATTAAATTTTACTACTTTTGGAACAGCTGCTACAGCTTGCGATACTTTAGTTAACACGCCAGATTTTAATGGATCCGCAACATCAATAACATTTAGCGGAACAACAGGTACAAATCAAATAACCACAACTGAAGCTATTTGGAAAAAAATTAGGGCTGGCGATAGGTTGTATTTAACAGACAGCAGTTCTGGAACAGTATTTGATGGTGTCCAGGTAGATTCTACATCCAGAGATCATTATTACGGCTCAGACCAAACCAATAAAGTAATTTTTGGATCTAATTTAGGATCTACATTCACCGATGAAACAGGAACAGTATTAGTTAAGACCAACAGATTTCAATGTAATGGTGTAATTGACTGCAATAAAACAGTTATGGAAAACAGCCAGGCATTGTTGGCTTCAATGCGAGGCATATTTAATTATGTTGATGGCAAATATGAACTGGCAATAGAAGATACTGGATCTTCAACTTTTTCAGTAACTGACGATCACATAATAAGTGATGGCGGTATTAGTATTAATTATGGCAACAAAGACAATCGATATAATAAAGTTGTTGTAAATTATTTTAATTCACAAAAAGGATATGAGGCAGATACTGTTACTGTTTTACATTCTGCAACCACAGATGCAAATGATTTTACTTCAGACGATGGTGGCGAAGAATTAGAAATTAAAATTGATTGTGAATTTGTAAGTTCTCCTTATGTTGCATACAACATGGGCCGTGGTTTATTGGCCAGAAGTAGATACCAAACACAAATAACATTCCAGGCAACTCCAGAATTATACAAATGTAATGTTGGAGATATTATTGATATTACTTATTCTCCATTAGATCTAAGTTCAACCCTTTATAGAATTGAAACCATAGATCTATTGCCAAATGGTTTGTTAAGCGTAACAGCCATTATTTATTACGATGTTTATACTTATACTTTGCCAGCAGCTGCTAATGTTGCTCCCAAAGCAGATTTACCCTCAGCATTTGCCCTGGTAACACCAACAGGATTATCTTTTGTTGATACCGATGCCTCATCAACTGGCCGTGCATACATCACCTGGACAGAAGTTGATACATATCCAGTTAATGAATATAGAGTAATTATTAAAAGTGGATCTACGGCTGTTTATAATAATATTGTTACATCCAATTATGCTTTTTTAGATATGCTTCCAGCTGGATCATATACAGCTGAAGTTACAGCTATTAATTCTGTTAAAGCAGAATCAGAGGCTGGCACTTTATCTTTTACAGTTGCAGATCTTCCAGTTAGAACAGAGGATGTTCAGTCAGCTGCAATCACAGCATTAAAAATTGCAGATGATGCGGTAACAAATGCAAAAATAGCGGTGGATGCTATCCAGGGTGATGTTATAGCGGCTGGAGCCATAACTGAGAATAAATTATTAGATGGTGCTGTGGCCACAGATAAACTAGATGCAAACGCTGTAACAGCTGCCAAAATTGCGGCCAACACTATTACTGCAAGTCAAATTGCAGCCAATACAATAACCGCAACTCAAATAGCGGCTAACACCATAACAGCAAGCCAAATGGCCGCTGATAGTGTTACGGCCTCTGAGATAAATGTAAGCACATTGGCAGCAATTTCAGCTGATATGGGAACCATTACTGCTGGCACCATTTCAGCTGGAACAGTAAAAGCTACAACGCTGCAATTAAATGGATCAACGCTAAGTGCAGATTCTAGTGGATTAAAAATAGCAACCAGCGGCGTTTCTTCTGGAGAACTAGGAACTAGATCTGTTGGATCCATGGTTGTAAATGGGGCCTCTGGCACTAGCAGTTTTGGAGATGGTAGATCTGGCGATAGTTTTAGCAGCTTAATTCAAGCAACATTTACTACAGCTGAGGCTGGAGATTATCAAGTTGTTGCTAATTGTATGGTGGGTGGTGTTTTTAATACTCTTACCAAACTAGAATCAAGAATCAGAATAGGATCAAGCGTAATTGCAGATTATGAATCGCCAGTTGGCGGTTCAGCAATACAACCTATTATACTTGCTGGAAAAATAACATTGGCCGCAAATA